GAAGACTCGGACGAAGACGAAGACGACGGCGACGAAGATGCCGATGAAGATTCGGACGAAGACGAAGACGACGGCGACGAAGATGCCGATGAAGATTCGGACGAAGACGACGACACCGACGAAGACGAGGACGAGACCCCGCCACCCAAGAAAAAAGGAAAGCACGTGGCAACGAAGAAAGCGCCCGTGAAGGGCAAGAAAGGCAAGCCGGCCGCTGCCGCGAAGCCGGCCAAGTCGAAAAAGGAAAAGCCCGCCGCGAAGCCGGCCAAGTCGAAAAAGGAAAAGCCCGCCGCGAAGCCGGCCAAGGGCAAGAAAGCCAAGCCCCGCCTGGACGAAGACGGGAAGCCGGTCCGCCGTGGCCCGAAGGGCGTCGGGATCATCGACACCATCATCGCGATCCTGCGCAAAGCCTCGAAGGTGAAGCCGATTCGCAAGTCGGCGATCGTCGCCAAGCTGGTGAAGAAGTACCCGGACCGCGAAGAATCCGCGCTCAAGTCCACGGTCAACTCGCAGGTGCCCCACTCGATTCAGGAACGCCGGGGCGAAAAAGTGTTCGGCACCGCGGAAAAGGGATTCTGGATGGCATCGGAAGACTAATCCACGTCTTCTGAGTGCCCGCAACGGAGTGTGAGATGGTATACACCGTAGCTCAACTGGACAGAGCACACGGCGAGGTGTGATGCGGGTTCGAGTCCCGCCGGTGTATCTGCTAACGCGTTCCCATTTCGACAACCCCCTCTATCTGCGAAAGGAATCGCAAATGCTCGTTCTGAGCCGCAAGAAAGCTGAACGTATCCTGGTCGGCGACAACGTGGTCATCACCATCGTGCGAATCGGACCGCACAGTGTTCGCGTGGGTATCGAGGCGCCGCCCGATACTGTCATCCTGCGCGGAGAATTGGAACAGGCCGATAGCGAATGTGAAACCCCGCCTACCGCGTGACTTAGCCGGCCCGCACGCTCCACCACCCACACCGAGTACCGGACCCATGCTGCTGAATCGTGAAGAGTTTCTGGCGCAATTGGAGTCAATCAGCCCTGGCCTTTCGGCAAGCGAGACGACAGAACAATCCAGTTGTGTTGTGTTTCGCAAGGGCTGGATGATGTCGTTCAATGAAGAGGTCGCCTGCAAGCGGAAAACACCGCTGAGGCTCACTGCGGCCGTGCAGGCTGCACCACTGCTCAAGCTGCTGCAGCAGATGACTGAGACGGACATTGACGTGTCCCTCGGCGAGGGTGCGAAAAAGGGGGTGCTCCTGATCAAGGGACAGCGCCGACAGAGCGGCATCCGCATGGAGGCCGAGGTCACGCTCCCGATCGGCGAGGTCGAGAAGCCCGGTGAATGGCAGTCGCTGCCGAACAAGTTTCTGGATGCGGTCCAGATGGTGCAGCGATGCGCGGCGAAATCGGAAAGCACCGCGTTCGCCTTGACCTGTGTTCATTTGCATCCGAAGTGGGTGGAAGCCACGGATACGATCCAAGTTGCCCGCTATCGTATTCGGACGGGGCTTTCCGAAGCGTGCCTTGTTCGCCGCGAAGCGATCAAGCACATTACCAGCCTCGGCATGACCCACGTCTCTGAAACAGCCGGCTGGTTACACTTCAAAAATCCAGATGGGCTCCGGCTGTCCCTGCGACGATACCTGGAGAAGTTTCAGAACTTGTCCCCATTTCTCAAAACCAGCGGCACGCCGACCACCTTGCCGAAGGGCTTGGCCGACGCGACTACGAAAGCCGAAATCTTCTCGGCCGAGAACGCTGATCAGAATGAGGTCACAGTCACGCTGCTACCCGGCAAACTCCGCGTCCGCGGTGAGGGCGCCTGCGGCTGGTACAAAGAGCACAAGACGATCAAGTACGACGGCCCCACAATCACCTTTTCCATGAGTCCATCCCTGTTGGCAGACATCACTCGACGGTATCACGACTGTGAAATCGCCGAGGGGCGTATGCTGAAAGTCCAGGGCGGGCGATACACCTACGTTACGAGCCTGGAAGCAACCACCACCACCACGAAAAAGGAACGCGATGACGATGAATCAGAGTAATGCCGCTCTGCTGTCTGAACTCCAGAAAAAGGGAATCAAAATCCTGAGTGCGCAGCCGTGTGCAGCGCTGGATGTCAACCAGCCGCAGCTTTACGAATTGCTGCTTGATCACCCCGAATTCCGCCTCTTTGTGACATTTCCCTCGTACATCACCTGTTGTGCTGGCATCTGCGGTCAGCTTGCCCGGCAGATCAACGCGTGGGCACCCCCACAGGAGCGTGCTGCTGACACCGGCACGCCCGCCGACGCCCCGGTGCAGCAGCCGCCCGAAACGCGGCATGAACCGACCGAGACCGTGGAGAAGTCCGGCGACAGCTTGTCTTGGTGGACGCAGGCTGACGCCGCAATTCTGGAAGCCGCGAAGCCCATTGCCGCCACGCTCCGCGAGGCGCTGAACGGCATCCCCCCAATCTACGGTGCCCCGAAAATCAGCTACTGCCTGGGGGAGGTGAACGGGAACTCCCTCTACATTCGGAATCAGGAAACCGCAACGCCGATGCTCGCAACGCTGCTGGCAAAGCCTCCCGCCAACAGCAACGTGATCATCCTGCGGGAAATTCTCCTCCCCGCCCAACCCGGAATCGACGTGAGCCTCGCGGAGATGTACCACGCCACGAAAAAAGGAAAGTGGAAGGCATCGAAGCGTCGCTTCCGACGGGCGCAGGAATCTTTGCTCGCGCAGCACAGGTTCCTGATCCAGGAGGAACAGATGCGATTGAAGAGCGGGCGCCGGTACACGTACCGCATGGAAACGCTGCAGGACGGGCAGGCGGTCTTGGCGTACGCTGGACACCCCATCCCCGTTCACACCAGCCCGTCCCTGGCAGAACTGGTGGAGCTTCAGCCGGCGCTGAAGGATCAGAAGGAACTCAAGCACTGCATCTTTCGCAGCGGGATCAACGAAGACGGCACCAGGGAAGAGCCGCAGTTGATTTTCAAGTGGTCCCGGAAGCGTGGCTACTGGAAGCCGATCCCCGTCAAGCCGCCGCGCGTCAAGCCGGCAAAAAAGAAATAGTCAGGAAACTCGAATGGTCCGGGGATTCTTCTCAGCCGCAGCCCTGCCCCCGTTACGGGCGACGCCCTCCCGCATTCCTAAATGCGGAGCTTGCGGACTCCTGCATGTCTGTGCTTCCCCGAAAATCCCTGTTGCCGGTCACGGCCGCAAGGGGATTATGATCATCAACGATTTTCCTGACGAAGCCGATGATGTCCGCGGTCGTGGCTACACAGGCCCGGCCGCGGCACATCTCGACTCGCTGCTGTCCCACAACGACGTGGACATGCTGCGGGATTGTTGGCTCACCAGCGCATTGATCTGCCGGCCCCCGAGGGGCCGACTCCCCGAAAAAAAGAACGTCATTGACTTCTGCCGGCCGAATGTGCTCAAGGCGATCAGTGAGCACAAGCCACGCACGATCATTCTGCTCGGCTATTACGCGGTGAAGTCCGTAATTGGACACATCTGGAAGTCGAACGTCGGCAACAGCATCGATCAATGGGCAGGTTGGCAAATCCCCTCACAGACGCTGAACGCCTGGGTCGCTCCCATTTGGGAACCCTCGCAATTCATCGGTGAAGACACGAAATGGCGGAAAGAGCGCGCTGCGATGGCGGTTCTATTTCGTCGCTACCTGAAGCGGGCGCTGTCGCACACAAGTCGCCCCTGGCCGAAGAACTCACAACCCGACTACCCATCACAGGTAGAACGCATCTACGATCCCGCGAAAGCCGCGAAGATCATTCGTCGGATGGTGCGTGCCGGTGGTATTGCTGCCTGGGACTACGAAACAAACGCACTGAAGCCAGAATACCCCGGTGCGGAAATAGTGACATGCTCCATCTGCCACGAAGGTGAGCGAACCATCGCATATCCCTGGCGGGGCGAAGCGGTCGACGCGACGATTGAATTCCTGCGGTCACCTCGTGTCTGGAAGATCGCATCGAACATGAAATTTGAAGATCGATGGTCACGTCACAAGTTGGGCGTGCGCATTCGCAATTGGCTGTGGGACACCATGCAGGGGGCACACGTGGCCGACTGCCGATCGGGGATCACCTCGATCAAATTCCTGCAATTCGTGCATCTCGGAGCGCCATCGTATAACGACACAATCGAGCCCTTTTTAGAGTCAACGGAAAAGAGCAAACTGAACCGCATCCATCAGGCACCGATGGATGATTTGCTGCTGTACAACGGACTCGACTCCCTCTACGAGTATCTGGTCGCGATGATCCAGATGAAGCAGTTGAATTACCCTTTTCGAGAAAGAATTAGAAATGCGAATTCTTGAGGTGCAGCGCGAACACGCCAAATGGGCCACCAAAAACTTCGGCTACAACTTCTGCCAGTCCTGGCCCATTCGTCCCGTGACACACATTGTGACCGGGGCGCCGGGCGCAAACCTGAACAGCCTGTGCGCCGTGCTCGGCATGGTCGAGGAATTCGGCGAGTTCATTACCGCAAGCATCGCAGGGGACGTGGACGAAACACGCGACGCAATTGGGGACATCGGCATTTACTTTCTTGACTTCGTTTCGCGGGAGGGTTTTTCCGAGCCCCTTGCCGCCGGCTTTGCCCCATTCCTCCTGCCCGAAGACGCACGATTGCTCACAGTACGCACGGCTGCTGATCACGTGGTAATTTCTCTCGGCCGGCTCAATCACGTCGTGCTCAAACGCCTACAGGGCATTCGCGGCCTGGATTCACTGGTGAACTACCGCGGTGCCGCACTGAACGCCCTGGCGAACATCTACGCCGGCATGGTGCGACTGGCTGCTATCCACTGCCCACCGGCACCAGGGGACGCCGGCCGCAACGCGTTTGAATCGCAGATCATCCGCACCTGGGAAAAGATCGTCAGTAAACGCAACTGGAACGCCGACGCGAAGACTGGCGCGAGCCCTATCACCGCTCCCACGGAAAACAAGGGCGGCACGAATCCCCCGGACGAGATGGGCCAACGCCCGGCCGCACCGATGGGCAGTCACGTGGTTGACAGCACCACGATGCGCAACGCCGACGTGCGTACCAAGCTGAAGGTGGACGGCGACGCTATCGCTGCAATGGAGGATGCCGTCCGCCGTGGTTCCGCTGACCTCGAACCTCGCGATCACAAGTCGCCGGCAACTCACTCGTCGGGGCTGACTCCGATTCAACTCGTGGTGTTGCGCCAAGCGGCCGGCATTGCGGGTGCGCACATTCCGCATGGCGTGGATGCAAGCACCATTGTGGATGAGCTTGTAGCCCTGGGGCTGATTCGCAAAGTGTACATGGACGACCAGCCCACGACTGAACTGACGTCGTATGGTGCCCAAGTCCTAGCGGTGAGTGATCACCAATGAAACGAGTGAGTGTCCGAGCCGCCACACCCGAAGCGTACGATCTGATCCATCGGGGCGCCCTTGCTTTCTCGCGCATGGAAAGCAACGGAATGCGCGTGGATCTGAAGTACCTGGATCGTGCTGCAAGGGATGTAGATGCGCTGCTCGCCGAATCGGCTGAGCATCTGCAATCCGGGAGGGTGTGGCGGCTGTGGACGAAGCGGTACGGCCGCGACGCGAAGCTGACGAACAAGCATCAGCTTGCGAAGATCCTGTACACGGATCTCGATTTCGAATGTCCGGCGTACACGGCGAACCGGACCGAAAAAACTGACGAAAGCACCCTCGAACAGATCCCACTCCCCTGGCTTCGTGAATACGTCGCCTACTGCAAATTGGAAAAGCTGCGGAGCACCGGACTCGCAAACATCAAGGCCGAGGTCTGCGGTGAATTCATCCACGCGTTTTTCAATTTGCACCTTGTGATCTCATATCGCTCCTCGTGTGACACGCCGAATCTACAGAACATCCCGATTAGGAATCCGGTGATCGGAGAGATCATCCGCCGTTGCTTCATTCCGCGCAAAGGCCGGCGGCTCGTGGAAATCGACTTCAAGGGGGCTGAGGTGCGTGTGGCTGTGTGCTACACGAAAGACCCGACTCTGATGGACGACGTGATCAACCCGGAGCGTGACATGCACCGGGACATGGCGATGGAGATTTACAAGCTGAAGCGATCGCAGGTCGCGAAAGAAATTAGAAACACCGCCAAAAACAAATTCGTATTCCCGGAGTTTTACGGTTCCTATTACCCGCAGGTTTCGATCGATCTGTGGGAAGACATCTCCCGGTACAACCTCAAAGTGGGCGAGAAGTCCCTCAAGCAGCACCTTGCCGAAAAAGGAATCACATCCCTCGGAGCGTGCAACCCGAAGCACGACCCTGTGCCCGGCACACTGGAGCACCATGTTCAGCAAGTTGAAAAACGCTTCTGGCACAAACGGTACAAGGTTTACACCGACTGGAAAAATCAATGGTGGGAGAGCTACCTGAAGAGCGGCGGATTTTTGACGCACACGGGTTTCTATATCGAGGGTGTGCTCCGCAAGAATCAGGTGCTGAACCTGCCAATTCAGGGATCTGCATTTCACTGCAACCTGTGGACCATCATCCAGCTTGACGACTGGCTGCAGCGCAAGCGGATGAGGACTGTCCTCATTTCGCAGATCCATGACTCGATCCTGGCTGATGTCCCTGACGATGAATTCGATTGTTACGTGCAGAAAGTGAAATGGCTTGTTGAGGTGGGTGTGCGTCGGGCATATCCCTGGCTGATCATCCCCCTCAGTGTTGAGGCTTCAGCGACTGAACGTAATCAGTCCTGGTATACCAAAAAGGAAATCGCCCTGTAGGAGTGGTGATGAAGGAACTGTACAAGAGACATCGGCCGAAAGAATTGGCCGACGTCTGCGGGCAGAAGCCGGCCGTGCGTGCGTTGGAGAAGTTCTTCGAGACGAATCGTGTCCCACACACGATTCTAATTACGGGGCCGAGCGGCACGGGCAAGACCACACTCGCCCGCATCATCGCTCGAAAACTGAAATGCAAGGGGGCGGATCTCGTCGAACTCAACAGTGCCGACGATCGCGGTATTGACGTAGTACGCACCATCCGCCGGCGGATGCACGCCGCCCCGATGGTCAGCAAATGCCGCATGTGGCTCATTGATGAGGCGCACGGGCTCACAGGTGAAGCACAGACGGCACTGTTGAAGCTCCTGGAAGACACCCCGGAGCACGTCTATTTCATCCTGTTGACCACACACCCCGCCAAGATCATCCCCACAATCCGCACGCGTTCCACACATCTGCAATTGGAACTGCTGCCGCCAGGGGAGATGACCACGCTGATCTCGGCAGTGTGCGAAACCGAGAAGATCCCCCTGCGGCCTGACGTGCAGGCGAAGCTGATCGAGAGCGCCGGCGGTTCGCCGCGTCAGGCACTTGTGTCCCTGGACATGATCCGGGACAATGCGCCTGACGAGCAATTGCGGATGCTCAGCGATCCAAGCACCGAGGCATTCGCCTACAAATTGGTGCAGGCGCTGTGTCGCCAGGGTGCCCGTTGGGGTGATGTCAAGGGCATGCTCGACAAGATTGAGGATGACCCTGAAACCATTCGCTGGTCCGTCCTGGGGTACGCCTCAACGATGGCCGTGCGAGGCGAGGGCGCCACCGCCGCTCGCGCGGTGAACATCATCCAGTCGTTCCGCGACAATTTCTACGACTCCAAACGCGCGGGGCTGATTGCAGCGTGTTGGGAAGTCTGCAACGCACGCTGATCGCGCAGCGCGCACTGTCTCTTTTTCTTTGGGTGCATTTGCGCCCACAGCACACCAAAAAGGAACGCTTTATGGACCATGAATCGCCGTTCTCGGATCTGCCACCCGTTTACTGGTTTCTGGCACAGTCATCCTATCCCGGAGTGCGGAAGCAGCGTCATCTGTTTCCGTTGCTCCTCGAACCGCGACAAGGGCGCGGGGTCTCCCTGCAACTGATTCTCATGCTCCACCCCGACGATGACTAAGCAAGCGCCTCGCGGGCACACTCCACTAAAAAGGAATCCTGTGAAAAAGAAAAAAGGAACGTCGAAACGAAACATCTTCCGCCCCGACAAGCACCGGCTTGATGAGGAATGGGAAGACCAGCCCCTGCTGATGCGCGACCACACCCGCGCGGAGGCAGAAGCCGAGCGAAAGAAAGACACGCTCAAGGCGCAGATGGCTGTGCTTGAGGCCGAGCTTCGGAAAAAGATCGCACGCAATCCGGCGAAGTACGGATTAGGAAACGAGAAGGCGCCGAGCGAAGCCGCCATCAACCGTGTACTGCCGCTGCAACAGGAGCACAAGGATCTGACCGCCGCCATCATTGAGGCGCAGTATGAACTCAATGTGATCTCCGGCGCCGTGCGTGCCCTGGTCGACAAAAAGAAAGCGTTGGAGTGTCTTGTCGAACTCCATGCCCGCGCCTACTTCGCGGAACCGAGGGCAAGCGATGACGCCAGTCGCGTGGTCGCGGATGAAGCGCGGATGCGGCGGCGTCGCAAAGAAAATCGAGAAACACAGGGCTAATCAGGGATTCCCTTATGGGACACGATTAGCTAACATAACGTCCTCTTGTTCTGCGTCACCCAAAGAAACCAAGATCGGAAGGAAACGAAGATGGGCTCAAAGTCCCGCAACCAGAAAGCCCGCCGCGAAGCCGGCCGGCAGTACAGCGATCCCTCGCGGCGGGAGAATATGTCGCACGGGGGGTTCGAATCCACGGCATTCAAAATCCCGAATGGGATGAGGCTGTACGCCTACAAGCCCGGAAAGCTGCTGTTCGATCTGCTTCCGTACGTCGTCGGTGAGGGCAACCCGGCGGCGGACCCCGGCACACTCCATTACGAGCGCACCTACTACACGCACCGGGGAATCGGACCGAACAACACCTCGTACTGCTGTCTCGCCCGCAACTGGAAAAAGAAATGCCCGGTCTGCGAAGAACTGGCGAGGTTGGCGCGCGATCCGGAAAACAGCGAGGCTGACGCGAAGGCGATCAAGGCAAAGATGGCGAAGGAGCGCCAACTCATGCTGCTGAAAGAGCCCAAAGAGCCGGTCGCGCTGTTCGACGTCTCGTACCACCTGTTCGGCAAGAAGCTGCAGGCGACGCTCGACCTCGCCGATCGCGGTGATCCGTGCAAGCGGTTCTACCATCTGACAAAAGGAATGTCCCTCCGGGTCGTCGCCGCCAAAGCCAGCATGGGGCAGAACTCGTTCGCCGAGGCTGAGGTGATCCAATTCGTCGAACGGCAGCGGCAGTACAAAGAGGAGATCCTGGACAAGCTGCCCTGTCTCGATGATCTCCTGATTCAGGTGCCCTACAAGGAACTGAAAGACATCTTCATGTCCGGCAGCGTGCTCACTGAGGAGGGGGACGACGATGACGAAGAGCCGAAAAAGAAACGAAAGGGAGGAGCAGCTTCGCGTCGCCGTGACCGCGATGACGAAGATGAAGACGAGGATGACGACTACGATTCGGACGCTGAGGATGACGAAGATCCCGACGACGAGGATGATGAAGACGCTGACGAGGATGATGAAGACGCTGACGAGGATGATGAAGACGCTGACGACGATGCGGACGATGATGAAGACGACGACGATGAAGACGACGACGATGAAGACGACGAGCCCCGGCGGCGCCCCAAAAAGAAATCGTCGCGTAAGTCGTCGAAAAAGAAACGGTCTTCACGATCTGCCGACGACGAAGACGACGAAGACGATGACTTCTAGGCAGTACGGACGGGGCTAACTTCCCTGACTGTTCCGAACGGGGAGGGTGGATGCCGCGTCTGCCCTCCCCTTTTTGCAAAAGGAACACGTGCGCAAATGGAACAGCCAGCCACTGAACGCGTCACGGGCAAATGCAAATTCTGCGGGGCGGCGCTGTACGCCAACGTCCGCAAGTATCTGCCTAGCGCGTGCGCCACGTGCCCATCCCCGGAATACATCGCTGCCGAAATGGAAGCGATCCGCAGCGGATGGTCCGAACCGGAGAAGCGTGCGGTTTGTCCCGTCCCTCCCGTGCAAGTCCACCTAGCTAGATCACATGCCCCTGGGGAGTTCCGGGGACCGCTCATGGAAGACTGAGGCGTAAAGGTAATCAGAAATGCGTGTGCCGTTCAACGATCTTCGCCCGGCTGTCTCTGCCATTCTGCCAGAATTGGAGACAGCCATTCGACGCGTCATGCAGAGTGGGCATTTTCTCCGAGGTCCAGAAACGCTTCAATTTGAAGCGGAGTTCGCGGCGTACTGTGGACAGCGGCATTGTGTGGCCGTTGCAAACGGAACGGATGCCCTCACGATTGCCGCCCGCGCGCTGCGGTTGGTGCGGGCCGAAGTTCCGGGCAACTCCGTCTGGTGTACGCCCGAGGGGCTGTACCGCGGCGGAAGCAATATCACGATCGTCGATGTCGACAATCAGGGACGACTTCCTCCACGCACGATCAACTCGCTTTCTGTGCCCGTGCCCCTCTACGGTCGTCCGCCGAGTGTGGATGAGGAGTCGTGCGCGCTGATTGACGGAGCGCACGCGACCGGCTGGAAGCCGTCGAATTTCGGCACAACCGTCGCCTGGAGCTTCTACCCCACGAAGACCCTCGGCAGCCTCGGTGACGCGGGTGCCATCACCACCAACAACGCCGCGCTTGCGGATCGAATGCGCCAATTGGCCGGCCGGGACGACGTGTTCCGTGAGCCTGATCAGATCGTGTCTCGCGTTTCTGAAATGCAAGCAGCCATCCTGCGGGTCAAGCTGCGGCACCTGGATGAGCACATCGCGCAGCGCCGGTCGGTTGCCGATATGTACTTCCAATACCTGCCCGATACCGTACAGCACATCTACTCCCACAGAGAGCGGAACACGTTTCATTTGTTTGTGATCCGTGTCCCGGAAGGAAAACGCGACGCCACGATTGAGACACTCCGGCGGATGGACATCGGACACAAAGTCCATTTCCCCACCCCCTTGACTGACATGCCCGCTCCGTGGGCGCGCGGTGGGGGCATCCCCAATGTCCGCCGATGGTGTGACACTGTGTTGAGTCTTCCCCTGTTCCCTGGAATGACCCGTGAGGAGGTCCAGCATGTCTGCCGCGCATTGGCAAGCGTTCGTTGACGTAGAGTACGGCTTCGACTGTGTTCTCATGCCGGGGGCCATAATGGGAAAGCCACCCCTGGCCCCGGACGGACTACTGTATGATTCCCGAAAGGGAAATGGCAATCCGGTGGTGGTTGGTGACAACACCATCATCGGCTGTCACGCTGTGGTCTATGAGGACGTCCACATCGGCCGCAACTGTCTGATCGGGGACCACGCGGTGATCCGCGAGGGTGCCCGAATTGGAGACAACTGCGTAATCGGAATGCATGTCACGTTCGGACCAGCGGTGCTGTTTGGCAAAGGTAGCAAGGTGATGGACCACTCATTCATTGCCGGCTACTCTTCGATTGGCACGGACGTGTTTATCGGACCTCACGTGGCAACCACGAACGACAACCTGGACACACCCAATCCCGAATTGCGCGGGCTGTACGTGGGACGGGGTGTCCGCATAGGCGCGCGGTCCGTATTCCTGCCGGGTGTCACGCTGCTTGCCGGAGCGCAGGTTGCGACAGGCTCAGTCGTGACGCGGGATGTCCCTGAAAAGACACTGGTGATGGGAAGTCCCGCTCGCATTGTCGGACCGGCCAGGGGTTGTGGATCTCAGTGATGAACATCGTAATCGCGACCATCGGGCGCTCTACCCTGAGCGCAGCGATTGATTCCTGCCTGCGGGAAGGGCTCGGGGCCATCGTCGTAAGTGACGGTGTGCCCCTGGCCGAGGCAGACCACCCATCTCTAAATAGGGATGGCGTTCTTTACGCGCAGCTTGGGATGAACTACGGCCGCACAGCAAAGACTATCTACTACGGGCAGATCGCATTTACCACGGGCTGCTATCTTTCTAATTCGGAATTCACGGGTGCCCTGGGTGACGATGACGAGATGCTGCCCGGCGCGGGTGATCTCTACCGCGCGGCCGTTGAAGCCGAGCCCGAAATCGACATCTGGATTCCCGGCCTGCTGTACAACGACGGCCACAAGCTGTGCCTCAGACAGGGCGCGCTGCAGGTTTCCAATGTCTCCCATCCCCTTTACCGCACGCGAATCCTGGCCGAGATCCCGATGTGCCATATTCGGGATGAGGACTACAACATCCACGACTACCACCATATTCGGCGATGTGCAGACGCCGGCTACAAAATCAAGTGGCTGGAGAAGTGCGCAATCGCCATCCGTCCCCAATTGGAAGGATTCCGCGGCAGCGGAGCACCCGCGTAGGAACAACGATGGCAACGAAAAAAGTGAAACAAGTCAAAAAGATGTTGCTGCAGAAAAAGAAACCGCCGCGTAAGCTGACAAACGCGGACTTTCTCAGCACAGGGTCCACACAACTAAACCTCGCCTGTTCGGGGCGATCTCGCGGCGGTTTCAAAAAGGGCGGGTACTACCTGCTTGTCGGTGACTCTGATTCTGGTAAGACGTTCCTGACCATGACCTGTCTTGCCGAGGCCGCGAAGAATCCGGAGTTTGACGACTACGATTTCATCTTCGACGCTCCGGAGGATGGGGTCCAGATGGACGTCAAGCGGTTCTTCGGCGAGGCTGTGGCAAAGCGATTGCGCGCACCCGCGCATGACAAGGCCGGCGGACCCATCTACTCTGAGACCACGGAGGATTTCTATTACTACCTGGATGACCTCCAAAAGGCCGGCCGCAAGTTCATCTACATCTTGGACAGCATGGATGCAATCGATACAGACCAGGATGAGGCCAAATTCGCCGAACAAAAGAAAGCCAGCCGAGCGGGCAAGACGACCACGGGCAGCTACGGCATGTCCAAATCGAAAGTCAATTCACAAAACATCCGGCGGGTGGTGCGGCGTCTGCGAAAGTCTGGTTCCATCCTCATTGTTATTACGCAAACGCGTGCGGCACAGTCCATGTATGAGGAAAAGACCCGCGGCGGTGGGCACGCTCTGAAGTTTTACGCACACCTGGAAATGTGGACCCGCCCGGTCCAGAAGCTCTACAAAGTGATCAACGGAAAGAAACGCCAGTACGGTATCGTCTGCCGTATCGACGTGAAAAAGAACAGATTCGTCGGATTCAAAGCATCGGCAGAGATTCCCATTTACCCGTCATTCGGCATGGACGACATCGGGTCGTGTATCTCCTATCTTGTGGGTGAAAAACATTGGAAGAGCACAGCCGATAAGATCAGCGCACCCGAATTCAAATTCAAGGGAACCACCACCGCGCTGATCCGGAAGATCGAAGACGAGGATCTGCAACCCGAATTGCAAACGATCGTGTCCAAAGTCTGGCACGCAATCATCGACAAGCTGTCACTGAAACGGAAGCCACGCTATGTCTGAGCCCTATTTGATCATCGACGGCAACAATCTGGCTTGGCGTTCCTATTACGCATTCAAAACCCTGAGTGCGGAGAACGTCAAGACCGGGGTGCTGTTTGGTTTTTTCAAAGGGCTGATCGCACTGCAGGAAACGCACTGCACCAGTCGGGCGATTTTCACGTTTGACGTCGGCCGGCCCCTGCGGAAAAAGGATTTCCCCGCATACAAAAACCGCAACCCCGAAAAAGACCCGCGAAAAGAAAAAGCCCGTGCGGAGGTTCATCGGCAGATCGAGCTACTCTACACAGACTACCTGCCAAGGATCGGATACAGGAACATCTTCTACAAAGCCGGCTTCGAGGCAGACGACATCATCGGGAAGCTGTGTCAGCGTGAATCCATCCGAACGGGCCGGCGTGAAGCGATCATCGCAAGCTCCGACCAGGATCTCTACCAGTTGCTCAACAAGAATGTGCTTGTCTGGAACACAGGCACTGGCACAGCCGTCACCGCGAAATCCCTACAGAAGACAACGGGGCTGACGCCGGCACAGTGGGTCCACTTCAAAGCAATGGCTGGATGTCACAGTGACAAGATACCGGGCCTGCCGGGCATCGGCGAGACTCGTGCGCTGGAATACCTCACCGGAGTCGCACCGGATCACGTGTGCGAGAAAATAGAAACAGCACAACGCACCGAACTATGGCCGCTCATGCTGCGGCTTGTCACGCTGCCGTATCCAGGCACACCCACATTCAGGATCGTCAGCAACGAGTTCGATCTGTTGAATTGGAAACACGTCACGTCAACCCTGAAAATGAAAACCCTCACGGCAATCGCGCCACGGCATTGAAAGAGCAAACATGAAAAGTGCGAAAGGTGGACAGTTCGAGCGTGAAGTCTCGCGGCAACTTTCCCTGTGGTGGACGAAGGGAAATGCTGACGACGTTTTCTGGCGGTCCACCACCAGTGGTGCGCGGGCAACGACCCGCAAGAAACAGGGCAAGGGCACCCACGGACAGTGTGGCGATCTCTGCGCCACAAACAAGATCGGACTGCCCTTGCTCGATCTGCTGACCCTGGAATTGAAAAACGGCTACAGCAAACGCTCGATCATGGACTCAATAGACAAGACCGAGAAAAAAGTGGCGAGCGGGACCGTTTCTATTTTCGAGGAATGGATCATCCAGGCAATGGATGCCGCGGACAACGCGGGGTCCGCCTCCTGGGCTATCATCCACAAGCGGAACTCCCGCGAGCCCATGATCTATTTCCCGCTGCACATCGGCCGGCGCCTGCACGAAATGGGTGCAGCCTTCGATAAGTGCCCGATGGGCATCCAAGCCGGCGTTGTGCTCACGCAACGGAACAACGAAGTCGTCACCCTCTTCGGAATGCGGCTGTGCGATTTCCTGATTGCCGTCGCACCGCACCAGATCAAAACGCTCGCGCGACAACTTTAGAAGGGGTCGGTTCCCGTGGATCTGCCGCTACAGAAGCTCAGCCTGAAGAACTTTCAGGCACACGCCAACCTCACCCTCGATCTGAAGCACCCGATCACCACCCTGGTCGGCCGCAGTGACGCCGGCAAGTCCTCCATCATTCGTGCGCTGTACTGGCTCACATTCAATCAACCCCGTGGGGACGGTTGTCTTCGCCGTGGCACCAAGCGTGTCCGCGTGCGACTACGCGTCGCCGGCAAGACCCTGGTGCGCCAAAAAGGAAAAGGGAACACGTACACGCTCGATGGGCACCGGCTGGATGCCGTGGGCACAACAGTGCCTGAGCCCGTCTCCCGCGCGCTGCGGCTGTCTCCGCTCAACTTTCAGCTTCAGCTTGACGGGCCGTTCTGGTTCGACCTGTCTCCCGGACAGGTCGCCCGCGAACTGAACAAAATGGCGAATCTTGATGCGATGGACCGCTCGCAGGCATGGGTCAGCCGGCGTCTGCGGCAGCAACAGGCTGAGGGGGAGGTGCTCCAGGAACTCCGCAGTGAGGCACAGACTGCGGCCCGACGCCTCCGATGGGTAAGTCCCCTGTCCGCCGGGCTCAAGCGGCTGGAGACGCAGGGGCAGCGGCTGGCAGGGTGCTCTGCGGCGGTCGATTCCCTCCGGGTGCTCCTGGCCGACGCTGGCCGTTGTCAAACTAGGGTATCCAGGGCAAATGCGGCACTTGGGGCAGGGAAGGCAGCGGTGCGCACCGCCGTGGCGATCGCCACGATCACCGACGAGATCCAGGAGATCCGCCGGCATGTTTCCCGTGCCCGGCGGGCTGCGCTGCTTTCCCGCGTGACCCTGCCCGACGTGCGGCCCCTGATCACACTCGACGCCGAAATCACGCACCTGACGGAAATGCTCGGCGACGTCGCCGAGCATAACGCGATGCAGGCCAAACTGCAGACCGAAATAGAAATGCTGCGTGCGGACATCAAGAAAGTCAAGCAACCGAAAGTGTGCCCCACATGCCGAAGACCACTCGATTGAAACGGATCGCTGTGCTGGTGTCAGACATCCATCTGTCCCACACCCCACCGATCGCGCGCACGGCCGAGCCCGATTGGTACAAGGCGATGGCGCGTCCGTTGAAACAACTGCGCACCATCGCCGGGGATACCCCCGTGCTGATTGCCGGCGACATTTTCGATCGCTGGAATGCACCGGCCGAACTGATCAACTTCGCGATCGATCAGCTACCGAAGAACGTGATTGCGATTCCGGGGCAACACGATCTGCCGAACCACAACTATGCACTCATGCGGCAATCCGCGTATGGCACGCTGGTGAAGGCCGACCGCATCACCAACCTGGACCCCGGCAAGCGCGTGTTCCTGGACACAAACACCAAGCAGATTTTCTCGATCACAGGTTTCCCGTGGGGAACGCCGCTCACCCAACCGCTGAACACCACCCGGCATGAGTTTTCAATTGCACTCGTACACCACTACTGCTGGCATGGCGAACATTCCTATTCAGGGGCACCCAAAAGCAGCAATGCCGTGCGTCTACGCAAGGCACTCCGCGGGTTTGATCTGTGCGTGTTCGGGGATAACCATAAGGGTTTCATGCTCGATCTGGCCGCGCCGGAGATCCTCAACTGCGGTGCCCTGATCCGCAGAACGGCCGACGAGAGAACGTACTCACCTGTGGTCTCTGTTCTCAATTCGGATGGGTCCGTCGATCGCCGGCACCTGGACTGCAAGGATGACAAGTTCCTTGCTCCAGATGAGGAAGTCCCCTGGGAGAGCGTGCTGCAGGCGATGGACACGGATCTGTTCCTGTCCCGGCTGAAGCGGCTGTACAACGAAACGATCGACTTTGCTGAGGCTGTGCGGGCAGTCATCAAAAAGGAACAGCTACCACAGGCAGTGGCAGCCGTGCTGGAGGCCGCGCTCGAAAAGAAATAGGGCGGGCGCATCAACCATGATGGTTTTTGGGGCAGGAAAGGCAAGTATGCCTGATCACGATTTTTACGCGCCATCCTCCGAGGTGGACGACTACTACGATGGCAGTTGGGATCACTTTGACAAATGCCGGCGAGAGCACGCGGCACGCAAAAAAGGAACACGTGCCGATCGTGGCACGTACATGCCCAATCCGGATGTCATCGCACAGCGCAGGGAGCAGATGGTGTACCTGGAGTGCGTGCTCAAGCTGCCCGATGCTCTGATTGATTCAATTATGATCAGGGACGATCCCCCGTTCCTGATTGTCGAGAAGCTGGTGAACAAGGTCGGTGTCGGCCGTGCGGCCGAAGTCCTCAGCCAGTACATCATGTCCGACGAAGAGGAACGGAAGAATGAACGACGTCGACCTGTTAAGACAACGCGTTGCAAACCTGCAAAGCGAAGCAGAAAGAAGCAAAGGCGCTCTTGAGCAGATCATGCGTGTGCTCAAAAAGAAATACAAATGCAATTCCCTCAAAGAAGCCCGACAGCTTCTCAAGAAAAAGGTGCGAGCCCGCGATGCCCTCCAGGAAAAGATCGAACGACAGATCGCAGAGTTCGAGCGACAGCTTGCGGAAAATAGCGAGACTTCGGACGAAGATTGATCGCCTGCGGCAAGCGCGACGCACGGCAAAAGAAAACCTCAGCCGACTCTGGACTAAATCCCGCGTGAATAGAGACAAGGTTGCGGCAACCCTGGCAGCACAGAAAATCCTCCAAGAGGTTGCGCAGAACGTCCAGGAGCGAGCACATCAGCAGATCGCAGAGATTGTTTCTAAATGCCTCGCGACCGTCTTTGAAGATCCCTACACGTTCCGGATAATCTTCGAGAAGAAACGCGGGAAGACCGAGGCGAGACTCGCGTTCATGCGGGGGCTTGAAGAATTCTCGCCGCGAGATGTGGGCGGGGGCGTGGTGGATGTCGCTGCGTTTGCCCTGCGCCTGGCCTGCATGCTGCTCACACGCCCACCTGTGCGTCGCGTGCTCATTGCCGATGAGCCATTCCGATTCCTGTCACAGCAGTACCGGCCGCGTATGCGCCATTTGCTGGAGACCCTGGCAAAGGACATGGGTGTGCAGTTCATTCTGGTGACGCACGCACCGGATCTCGTCATCGGGAACGTGATCGATCTCGAATAAGAAAAGCCCCGCACGCATGTTCCGCCTGGAGCGAGGAGACAACTCTGCCAGGGGGAATCAAAACGTGCGGGGCTATTTTTGTGCGGGCTATTTCGGCTGTCCGGTTCTACGATTTGCCGCCATCTCTCTACGGTTCCCCCGCTTTCCCCGTAGTTCATCCGGGAGCTACCCGGCACACATCATTTTCATTTCGTCACGAGCAGATCGAACAACAGACGCGTCTCCTCATCAAATTGAGGATGCAATTCCCCCACGTAGGGTGCGGGCAGCTTCCCCAACCGCTCCCACAGGTCTGCGTAGCCCGCATCACCCGCTTGGCTGCCGTGGTAGACTCCATTTCCCCATCGGTACACGTACGAAGGCTGGAGTCCGTACAGTGGCACGCGCGAATACGGGTCACGCTGCCGAAGGGCAGCACCGAACTGCTGGTCGAACAACAGCGCGCCAGTCGTCGGGTATCCGCCGACTTCCCGGAACAAGTCACAGGTGAACGCCCATGAGGAGTGGAACCGCCCGCTGCTGTCCTCTTTGACCACGGAGCCCTTGGCGCATCCGTAATTGGAATACACGAAGGGTGGGCGAATGAAACGTCCGCCCTCCAGGTAGACCGTGGCGATGGTCATCAGATGCCACGGGAGGAACACGTCATCATCCTCCCACACGGCCAGGATGTCGGGCTGGTATTCCTCGATCGCCATTTCCGCGAGCAGATTGTACTTCGCAGGCAGATGCGGCAATCGCGTTGCGCTGGTTTGCAGCACGAAGTTGCTCCAGCGCGCATCGGCGAATTGCACCGCATCATCGAGAATGAAAAGCCGGTGCAGATCCTCCGGGTAGTTCTGTGCCTGGAAGCACGCCGCAGCGTTGGCGAGGTGCCGCGGGCGCTTGTAGGTCGGACACAGGCAGGCAATTTTAGGCAGCGTCGGCATTGGCTTGTTCCTTTTGTTCGGCTTGTTCGATACAGAGATCGATGATGTCCGGCCACGGGTCGACCCAACTGATGCGGAGCGCGAGGCCCGTGTGGACAGCGCGTGCAGCCGCGGTGATGCGGTCCATCCACCCCCAAGTCGCCTGCCCCTCGCGCATCCACTGGACGATCGTGTTTTTGTTCTCGCGGCAGCCGGCGACGCCCCATGCGTCCATTTCACGCGCCCGCTTGTTGCACTGGCAATTGGGACCAGGGGCAATGCCCAATGTCGCCAGCAGCCGTTTGAGTTCTGTGCCAGGACCAGCCCCCGGTGGGATGAGCATGATTGGCTCGGCCGGGCGATCCTCTGGATTCTTGGACAGAACTGTGAAGCCGTGGTTGTTCTTGGCGTGATAGCAGACAAACCAATCAGGATACGCAATTAGGAATTGTGCAATCGCACTGAGCAGACCGGGACCACCATCCTCCCCGTTCTGGCCGTAGATTTCCGTGTCGTGGATGGCAATGAACCGCCGGCACCGTGGGGTGTGTCTGGACAGTTCAGCCGCGAGACGTTTTTCCGTGTGCTGTGTGTCAATGAAGAGCAGATCACAATACGGAATATCCGAGGCGAGGCTGTCCTCAATAATTGCGGACATATCCGTACTCCCCCGCACCGGCACCAGCCGCTCAAACAGCGGGGTGTTTGCACGCGGGCCGTACGAGAAAAGAGATTTCGGCTGGCCGGCGAGCAGCCCCACCGTCGAGTTTCCCACACGGGGAACAACCTCAACGACAACACCGGCAGCTTTCGCGGCGAACTCTTTGAGCGTGGGGATGTGCTCATTGATGTCACTCGGCGCGTTGGCGGTGTGCTTGTAGATCGTGTCGAGATCGGCCGGCTGCATCGTGACCGTGCCGCTGCCTGTCTGCTGTACCACTGTCGGCGGGGCCAGCATTCCAATTGGATCGGAAACGAGCTTGTCCCACATCTCGGCCGTGAACCGCTGACCCACGAAGTGTTCACGGACGGGATCGAGGGACAGCCCCAATTCGTTGAATTCCAGAACGTAGTTCCGCACCTTGTTCCACAACGTGAGCGGGTAGGGCACACTGGCGCGGCCAAAACGGTGGACCCATTTCAGACCAGGGAGACAGAGCGCACGATTGCCCCTATTTCGATATTTCTGATGGATATACATCTCCTCGCCGCCGAACCCACGGGCGTGGGGGTTGAAGCCGGGCCAAGTGGCCTTGCGGACTACGAACAGCCCCAACCCCATTCCGGGGATCTCAAAAGCAGGATCATTCGGGCCGCTGCCGAGGGCGGTGTACCCGTGCTCATGGAATACGCGCTCGTGTCCGGCGTAATTCGCGATTGGGAATGGGGTGCCGCAATTGAAGCAGCTTGTAATGGGGACCACCTTCCCCAATTCCTCCCCCGGCGTGAGCAAGCGGCACACAGCCTGCGCGCCTGATTGTGCGTTACCCTCGGCATCCACGGCAGAGGGCTGCATCGAGAAACGCACGCCATCGTGTCCGCATCGGCACTGCCACGCTGCAGCCCACACACCGTACATCTCTCGGCGCCAAACGTCATCGTAGTGTGTCGCAAACCCGCCGAGGTGATCCCACACGATGGGGCCGGAGAGAATGTCATCACAATTCTGGTGTGCATCCAAATAGGAAAACAGAGAGTCAAGCGCACCAGGGATGAGCATCACGTGACTGTCGAGCACCATCACGTACTCGGCAGACGCCTCCTGCACAATGCGATCACGAGGGGCGGACGTGCCAACAGGCGCCGGCATTTCCACGTACTTCACCTGCGCCAGCCCTCGCGGAATCTTCTCCCGCACCAGTTGCTGCAGCATGGACGAAATCGGACTTTTCGACGGACCGTTGTTCACGACAACAAGCTCCACATCGGCCATGTGCTGCGCAAAGTACATCCGCAGTGCTTGAATTGTGAAATAAGGACCGTCGAAATCTTCAAAACACGCCATTCCTATTGTCAACCGCGGCATAGTGTCTCCTCTATGCATTCCTGAATAACAGACGCCTCACGTCAACTTGTCGTAGTGGTCGGTGTGCAGCAGACCTCCCGAATCTCCCCTTGATACGAACCGGAATCAGTCGGAGGCACCATGCTGTACCCCGGACTGCACACATTGCCCTCGGGGTCAATCGGGTTCCAGTTGCCATCCCACCACATGAAGGTCCATGACCCTGCACCCCCGCAGGCTGTCTCAGCCGTGGTTGTGGTTGTGGTCTCGGCCGTGGTCGTGGTCTCGGCCGTCGTCGTGGTCGAGCCCGCCGTCGTCGTGGTCTCAACCGCCGTCGTGGTTGTGGTCTCAGCCGTGGTTGTGGTCTCAGCCGTGGTTGTGGTCTCAGCCGTCGTCGTGGTCGAACCTGCCGTCGTCGTGGTCGCTTGCTGGCAGCACGTCACCATCTCGTCACCCACACTTGCACCAGGCTCTGTGGGAATTGAAGACGAGGCACCTCCCGTGCAGTTCTGCCACACCGGATTCCAGTGATCGCCGGTCCATGCGAACTTGCTACAGCCGAACTCGCACTCAGGGCAACCCTCTTCCGTAGTCGTGGTGGTGGTCGTGGTCGGGCAGCAGTCGGTGCAACCGGCGATCGACGCGGCCCCACTCCAGTGGAAGACAAATGGCGTGGGCGCCACGCAGAAGCACTCGGTGATCGTAATAGGAATCTGAGACGGATCTGCGCAGGCCCAACTGAATTCCATAGCGAAACCGGAACAGTCGTTGGCGCCGTTGTAGCAGTACACCGACACCGACGCCGGCGAATTGCAGATGTTACCAGTCCAGTTCCATTCTGTGCCGCTGACCGGAGTCAACTCCAGATCAGTTGCCCCGGTACTTCCATCCGGACAGGGGGATTGAATGTAGACGTGCGGGTAGGCAGCAAACGACGCACAGCAGTCTTCCGTTGTGGTTGTGCTGGTGCTTGTGGACGTGGGTTCATCCGTTGTCGTTGTGGGCTCCTCAGTGGTGACCCCACACGGAACGCGCGCGATGGACGGACAGGAGGGGTCACCGTTATACGGCGGGGGCGCACACGGACAGGGTGCGCACTCGTCGACGTACGGCACCCACGTCCCTGTCTCAGAATTCCAGGCGACATCACAATAGGAACAACCTGCCAACGTCGTGGTAGTCGTCGTGCCGTCGAGCGTAGTCGTCGTGGTCGTGTCGTAGCACGACGCGCACGCCCCAGGTTCCTGGGTGGTTGTGGTTCCTTCGGGATCGTACGGCAGGTTGCACCCAACCCACACAGGTTCGCAGCCCACCGTGCCGGCGTAGCTCGGCTTCGTACAAACGCACTCGGGGCGGTTTGATTCGCACAGCCCTTTCGTGAGTACCCAATCCCCAATTCCCGTCATCCACCAATAGACGCAGGAGCCGTAGCAATACGGTTTTGGAGGAGGCGGCTGGACAATACAAGGTGTGTGAACAACAAGCTCTTCGCAGATAAATACAGACGGGAGTGTGGGCGCGCGACAACTGCAATCTTCCGCGCACCCGTTGCTGAGCAGCACGTAGTTGTAGCCGCCTTGCACATTCGGAGTCAGCAACCAGTCGCACCCTACTGAGCAATCCGCTCGCGTCGTGGTTGTGCTGCAATCACAGGATGTGGTCGTGCCCTCGGGATCTGTGGTCGTCGTGGTGGTCCCACCCGGCGGGCAATCCGCCGGCACCTGCAGCACGGTTCCGTTTGTGCAGTAGGTGCGGGTGCATTGTCCGTCGATCGCGCCGCAGAACGTCGGGTACACCGGCTGGCAAGGTTCCGCGGTGGTGGTCGTCGTGGTGGTGCCATCAGGAGTGGTGGTCGACGTTGTGGTTCCGCGTGCGTGCGGAAACAGGTCGATGAACGCCAAGCCCGCACAGGGGGCAAGCTCCGCGTCAGCGAAGGTCACCGTAAAGCGGTATCCCGCACCCTCAACGCTCCCAGGGCACCCTGCCCGCTCCAAAATGTAAACAACCTGCTCATCCTTGTGGAGTTTCAGGATGCTGCGTTGTGCAACTGCGTCGTAGTCTAATTCCCAACGATACGGGCCGCAGCCGTCGCCCATATCCCAAATAAATTCACTTTCCCAATGGCAGTTACTGATTCGCGAGATTGCGCTTGCGACGTCGGGCCAGGCGCCTCCACAGAACGAGCATGCCGCGTTGCTCAGCGGAGGGGCTGAAAGATAGTACGTGAATGTGTCACAGCACCCCGCTTCTGCTGCCGGGGGACATAGACAGTCCTCACCGGGCGTGGTGGTTGTAGTCGCCTCGGACGTAGTTGTTGTGCGAGAGGCACAGTCGTTGCTTTCCAGTACCCAATCGCCAGGATCGGCGCGCCACGTCCACAACGGAGCGCCTGTACAGCCAGTGACGGTTTCCGGATCTTGTGTCGTGGTGGTTGCAGCAGCCGGCGGCGGCAAAAAGGGACGTTCGTTATAGAAACGGCCGTTTTTGGAACGCACGACAATGAAGTACCCCGTCGAGTAAACGGGGGAATTGTAGATGTTGTAGACACCCACACGCTGCGGTGAACCATCGGGCTCAAGCATGGGGCGAATGTGCTGTTCTGTCGTTTCTACGTGGTCCTCTTCCGCTTCGCTGAAATCCAGGTGGAACAGGCAGCACTCACGATAACCGGGCACACCGCCCGTCATTGCCGGCAGAGTTTCCCCACAGGCCACGCGCGCCAGCAGCACCTGTGCGGCCGTGCGCGGAGCAGCGAGTGAAGACTCGGCCTCAGCGGGCGCTGCGCGCGGAGCACTCAGCCTCTGCTCTGCGATCATCTGACGCAGAATAGCGGCATCCTCTTCCGTGATCACGTGCAAGGGGGCCATTGCTCACTCACTGAGGAAACGCATAGAAAGCAACAGGAATGTCCGCATTTCGCGCAACCACCCACACCTCATCCCGCGGGCTGATGATCTGGAACATGCCCGGCCGGCATTCCAGGCAGGGGGAGCCTGCGGCGTCACCAACAATGATCTCGATCACGTGTTGACTTTCGCGCGCCAACTCCGCAGCGGATGGAATGGCCTGCCGGTTGCGGCCGACCCTATTCTCAATCACCAGTACGGATGGCAGCCCCTCAATGTACCCAAAAGGGACACGCGTCACGCTGTCCCGTGTGAGTGTCGTTCGGCGGGGAGATACCTGTTCCCGTGTGCGAAGCAACGCAGAGTATGCGCCGCTGAACACAGCGGGTGCTTCCCCGAACTGTTGATGGATCACCTGTGCGACCATCGTCAGGCGATCCTGACGAGCGAGCGCATCAGGCGGCGGAACTTGCTGCTCGATGATAATGGGTGGTTCTTCTGTCATGCGAGGCTCGCTGGAATTCCCAACAAAAAGAAATTGAACTGGTTGCGTAGTTTGAACGTCTTCAGCGCCGGCCCTGGGAGACTGGAGCAGTCCGGATGCAGATAGCCCTTGGCGGGGTCAACGCAGTCGGGGTCGTCCGGGTTCGGGTGGTCAACACCATTCCAGATATGCCCCAAACCGTCAAGATATACGCGACTGTTCTCGTCGAACCGATCCTTGTAGAGGGCAAAATGGGAGGGGTTGGTGCGATCGCCACCCTTCATCAGAATTTTGGTGCCCTCGTCGGGAACAGTGACGTCGTGCGTGTCGTACTTCACGGCGAAATGGTAGGTGACCGTGAAGTAGTAGGTGCATGTGCCGTACGCTTTGCGGCTGAACTCCGCATTTGCCAATCGCACAGTCCGCGGGGGCAAGCCCCACAGGGTGGAGTCGTTCACGCCATTCATCATCTCAGAGTACATCGCCAACGGCAGGGTCGCGGAGTTCATCGCAATGATGATGCTCGGTTCCCCCAAGTCGATCTCTGTGGCCTCACCGCGGATCGGCTCAAATGAACTGCTGTGGATGGGCTTCCCCTCGTAATCCGCTTTGGCTTGAACGCGACGGTTGATGAACGAACCGCTGATATTGGGCACTTCGAGCAGCGGATTTTCTATTTGCCCCTCTTGGCACCGCGACAACGGTCGCGTGGAATACTTGATGTCCATGTGCCAAATGAAATTGGGCTCATTCTCCGAGACAACGGGCGTGATCGTTGCTTCGGGCGTACAAAAAGCCCACTGGTCGATGTCCGTCCCGAACGCCCAAGTGGACCCCACTGTGGGGAGCCCTGGTGTTTTGAGAATGGACGCCGGCCCATCCTCGCGCGTCGAGTTGATTTTGAAACGCGCGGTGTACGAGCGGTGCCCGTCGCGGTCGACGCCAGCGGACAACCAACCAACCAGACCCTCAAGCACAGGCGGCATTTAAGTTCCTCGCAAATTCAAGGGCACCATCACCACATCGGATGGTGTTTTGCTTTTTCCAGTGTTCTCAGCGATCTGTGCCAGTAGTGCTTCCATTGCGTCGAAGCTGCGCTCCTGTCGCCGCTGCTGCACGACGTCTGTGGACGAAGCCACCCCCGATCCCTGCACAACAGCCCCAAGCGAAATAGGAGCAGCCTGCGTGAGCGTAGGCTGTTTCATTTCGTCGAGCATGGTCGCGAAACCCTTGGGCTGTCGCATCTGCTTCCGAGTCACACGCGAAATTGGGGATTGTTCTGTGATGTCTGGCGCGCGTCCGCCGGCACCCAAACCCCACAGCATCCGCTGCTGGTTCAGAAACCACTCGTCTACAGCAGGACCAGCGTAAGCGCCTGCATCAGGAACGTAATCACCAGCGAAGTGGCCCTCATCGTCCTCTATCATGCCGCCAATCCAACCACGTGGACGCGTCATGTACTCCCCCGGATCAACGCTGTGCTCCCACGGGGAGTAGGCTTGTTGATCGTAGAAGCCGGCACCGACTCCTACATTGTTGAAAAGGGGGATCTTGTCTTTGCTCTTTTCCTTTTTCCCGCCAGCAATCGCAGGCGCCTCATCGTCGGGGATCAACAGCCGGCGACGGAACTCTTCCAAGCGTTTCATGGATTCCAGCGTGCCGGCTTCAACTGCATCGAAGCCGAGCACGTTGACCTTCACATCCACATTGATTTCCCGCTGCATCTCTTTGCGGGCTTCTTCCAGTGCCTTGCTGTATTCCTCCTGGGTGATCAGTTGGTTACCGTCAACGACGGTTCCGAGCATGCGGTCGAGATCCGCTTTCGTTTTGTTGAACTTTTCAGTCGGGTCTTCATATTTCTTTTTGATTGCCTCTGCTCGATCACGCAGCGCCTTCTCATCTTCCAGCACAGAAAGCTGATCTTGCAGTCGCCGAATCTCATCCAACCCACCGTCACCAAAACGACTCTTGTGCGCGAAGAGGGTGCGCGCCTTGTTGTCCATCCAGAACGTGTCAATCTGCTCCTGCAGACTCTGTGTCACCTTAGCGATGCTTGCCACACGTTCCGCGTCGAACTTGGCGGATGCTTTTTGGATCTCAGCCCATTCGTGCGCGATAGCGACAGCCTCGGCCTGCGCGTTAGAGAAGCCCTCAGTGACCATCTCTAAATACTTTGTCTCGTACGAAGAAAGGCGGGCCGCTTCCGCCTGCATTTCGTATTTCTTGATCATCTCGTCGACCCGCGGCTGATTGACAATCTCATCAGCAGTCAGCGGATTTCCATTCGCATCGGTACGGCCGGGCTTGTTCATAGCCTCCAATTCATCCTCAACCGCCTTCACTGAGGCTTTGCTGAGGTTCAGCCGCTCCATCGCCGCTTGCAGAGAAGCCTTAGCCGCTGCTTTTTCTTTTTCCTCCAGATTCTCAACCAGCCCGGTCAGCATGAGGGTGCCATTTGCAACAGTGGTCACCGTCGCCCACACATCCCCCAAGAAACTATCCTCAGCCGCCGTGGGCATGAACGCGTCCACGGCACGCTTGGCCGTGTTGTACTGTTCGCCCCGGTCGAATTGATCCTTTTTCAGGCGCGCAAGTTCCTCCTCAAGGAACTTCTTGCGGGCTGCGGGCTCTTCAATGCCAGCGGCTTCTTTCAGGGTGAGCTTGGCCCTCTCCTCTTCCACAGCCAACAGCTTCTCATTCAAGTCCAGGGATTTCTCATTTGCAGCATTCAGTGCATCTGTATTTGCGGCAGCATCCAGCAGCGCACTGCCAAGCAGAAGCAGACCTCCTCCCGCGAGACCCCCCAAGGCCAAACGAAAAGCGCGCGCTTTGGCGATCGCGGCCTGCGCCACATGCCCCCACACTGTTATTGCGCGCGTGCTGGTTACAGTGGCAACCGTGGCCTGCCCCTGAGACATCATCATCCCCAGGTTCGCGCTGGTGACCACATTCGTCGCTGTCGCCTGCTTTGTGAGACCCAGGTGTACCGCCAGGATGTGCCCCTTGATCAGGGGCAGAATGCGATTCCAGCCGGCGTACAGCGAGAGCAGTGTCCCCACCGAGGCAGTGATGAGCCCGATTCCATTTGTGAACGGGCCGAGTGCCGCTGTGATTGCGAGCGTTTTGAGTATGAGGGACTGTGTGCTTCTGTCGAGTGAATCCCACCAGACAAGCCCGCGTTCGATACTCTCCATCAAGCGCGTCAGATGTGGCAGCAGACGATCTGCAATTTCAAATCCCGCAATTGTGACGCGGTTTCTGAACTGTGCCAGCCGAGCGCTGAAAGACTTGAGTTTATCCTCAGCGACCTTATCGATCGTGCCGCCGGCATTTTCCAATTCAGCCTGGAACTCGCGAATAACCTGAGACATCCCCAACAACTGCTGCGTGTATGCCACGCTGCGGTCCTGGAAACCAAGCTGCATCAGCAAGTGTTTCTTTTCCAAATCGCTCAACGACTCCATTTTTTTCTCAAGCTGCTCGATGATCTCAACCATCGGCCGCATGTTTTTGTTGGAATCGTAGATGGACAGGCTGTGTGCTTTCCACGCATCTGAGTTACGCAACACGGCCGTCTGCATATCGCGAAGAACCATGCTGAACGCTTCACCAGAGTGCTCACCGTTGATGCCCTGTTCAGCGAAAGCCGCCAGGATGGCAACACCCTCTTCGGCTTCCATATTCAGCAGCCGCATGGCGCCCGCCGACTTCGTGGTGAGCGCCTTAGCGAAGCTCTCCACGGTCCCGGTCGAAATCGCATTCGCACGCGTGAGCACATCGGCAACACGCGTCATGTTCTTCATGTTCTGCTCGGTGTCTTTGGTGCGCAACCCCAATGCTGATTGCGATTGGGCCAGCATCATTGTGGCCTTTTCCAAGTCAAAGGCACCGGCAACAGCGAATCTCTCTGTGATGGGGAGCAGCCGCATAGCGTCATTGGCAACGTACCCGGCCGACGCCAGATGCTCGTACGCCTCTGCGATTTTGTTAATAGGAATATTCGAGTTCTTACCGACAGTGAACGCCGCGGCTTCCAATTGGGGGACAGTGTTCGGTCCCACCCCATCCATAATTGAAAGCGACTTTTGCATCGCCTCGTCGAACATGGCGAATTCGCGAGTGGCGAGCGCGCCGAATCCAAGCAAAGGCGCTGTGACGTACAGGGACATATTGCGCCCCACCGTACGCAAACGATTACCTGTGTGGGTGATCACAGCCCCAACCTGCCGCAGAGAAGGCACCAGCGCGTTGTACTGCGTTCGCAATTGCGCAATGGCAGCCTGTTGCTGCGAGATAGCGAGATTTCCTGTTTGCATCGCGGCTGTTACCGCAAACGCAGCATCCGCAAATTTCTCGTGCTCCCGCCGATGATCGGCCGCGGCAATGGACGCGGTGCGTTCCGCATTCGCTTTTTCCTGCAGCGCGTGAATCTCAGCGTCGTGTGCTTGTGTTACCTGTCGCGTAAGAATGAGCTTGGCCTTCGCGGAGATGGCGCCTCGCTCGTGCAGTTCTTCGATTGCTTCGAGACGCAAGCGCAGACGCTCACTTGCGCTGATCGAACTGAGGTCAACGCCGAGTAGGCCACGCTTTGCGTTTGCGAATGCGACCTGTCGATCGATAAGCTCCGGGAGCAACCCCGTTTCTTTCAAAAGCAGATCATACCGCGCCTGCGAAGTGAGGTTGCCGCTCTTGTAGAGGTCTTTGATGTCCTTAATTCGCTGGACGTGCTCATCTACGGGAGACACCAACGCCGCCATTACTTTCGCTTCTTTTTCGCGCGCAGCATTGTACTGCTGCTGCAATGCGATAGCTTCAGGGCTCATTTGAAGCAGATCCGCAATCCGGCGATTGTACGTCTGCTGGTACTCCGCGTTGTTCTCCAGCAATTCGTTTTCGCGAGCCAACGCCTGGAGGTACTGTTGCTCCCACGGGAGCCCTGCTTGCGTGTTTGCATTTGCCTCAGCGTGGAGCGCGTTCACACGCTGAAGGTATGTCTGCACCTCAGCCAGTCCGTGGTACTCGTCCGCCAGCGCACGATTGTACGTGGCGATCGACATATTGGAGTTCGCGCGAACCTCGTCCAGGTGCTGCAAAGCCGCATCCAAACGCTCCACCGCGGTATACTGGCTTCGCGTAATGCGGTCCGCCTCTTGCTGCAGCGCATTGGCGCGCTGCAGATGCTGCGACACTTCGGGCAGAGACTGTGCGAGATTCGACTGCGCCTCAGCAAGCGCCTTTTTGTCGAGCACCCCCTCTTTTTCCAATTCCAGCAGGCGCTTGTTTTGCGCTTCGAAGCGTTCCATGTCCGTCATGCCCGCACGCATGATGGCAGCCGCCTCTTCGCGCAGCGCGTTGTACTGACTCTGCAGCGCAATCGCTTCCGGCAGAGACTGATGGTAATCGGACAGAACCACATTTCGCTGCTTTTCAGTGAGGCCCGCGATCTGCATCTGCTGTGTCAATCGAGCGAGCCCCGCCTGGTACTGTTCCTCGGCAGTGGTGTTTGCCGCCAGCACCTGTCCAAGTTCTTTTTTGGCTGCCGCTTGCTGTCGATCGAAGTCGGCAACCTGCGGAATTGTGCGCAGCGACGCCTCGGCGGCGGCGTTGTACTGTTCCTGATTGATCCGCTTTTCATTCAACAACAGGGCCATGTCTTTCAGAAGCGCCGCGTGCCGCTCTTCGGGCTCGATGGACGCCTCAACAATGGCCGTACCGAGACGCTCAACCCTGTTTCGCTCCGCTTGCCATTCGATGTACTCGGGCAATTGGGACGCGGCAACATGGATGGCGCGGTTGTACGTTTCCTGAAAGCCGGCGGTGACGCGATTGATTTCGCCGAGTTCTTGCACCTCTTTGGCGAATCGTTCAGTCGGCGTCAGCATCGCCTCTGTCAGCTTGGCGACGCGTTTGGACTGGTTTTCCAAATCGCGAGCAAGTCCGGCTATAGCCCCACCGGCGCGATCGATGTCCGCGAGATATTTTTCAATATTCGCGGACACCGTTACGCCAATGCCTTCAACGTCACTCGTAGGAGAGGCGCCGCCATCAGTTGACATAACCTATTCCTTTTTCTTTTTCTGTCGACCGGGCGGCTTGCCTTTTCTGGAACTTGCTGATTCCGCCTGAGTGCGTTCCCAAGACGCGGCAATCATAAACTTCCAATACTCCTCAGAGCGTCGCGCACGTTCTTCGGGAGAAATCTCCCGTGCCTTTTGCTCTTCCGGGCTGGCGGCGTGCAATAGAAATTCGGATAGGCGAAGACTTGCCGGGTTTTTCACCCACGAGCGGCGGACTTCCAGCGCAACCTGCGCTAAATAGTAATGGTCCGCTGTTTTCCTCTCCAATTGTCGCGAAAAGAACTCTCTCCACAGGAGAAACTCTGTGGAGGAGTTCGTTCTTTTCGCTTCAGTCAGAGACTTGCCCTGGCGAGCGGCAATCTCCATCCAAATTTCTAATTCGCCCGTCAGTCGTTTTTTGCGTCAGCGTCCGCTTCCGGGTTCAGCCCGGACAGCTTCTGGCATTCGTCGAAGAGCTTTTCCCGGAGCTTGTACCCGAGGGCATTGATCTCCGCATCAGTCAGCGGCGAGCGGGAACCATCCGGTTCCACCCGGAACAAGCACCGCTTGATCAGGCCGGATTCCAGATTCTTGTGGTTCACGATGCGGTCAGTTTCACATCCAGGCGGGCGGCGGATGCGGTTTTGGAAATCGGTAACGAATTCGTCCCGATTGTTGCCGTCCATCTCGACCAGGACGTGTGACACATCCACGCCCTTGATTCGCAGGATGATCGGCTTTTCCTGGAGGTCACACTCGAAAACAGGAATTTCGTCGGACACGGGTTGTCTCCTCACTAAACAGGAACATAGAAAAAATCCCTGAGGGTGGGTGTACCCTCAGGGCCAGGACACGTTTGATTACGAAGCCGGCCCCCACGGATTAGGTGTAGACGGGCTCCTGCTCGATGCCATTGTTGTCACGGTTCGAGGGGATGATGGTGATGTCAAGCGTGGGCTGATTGCCTTCCGACAGCGCACCGGGATTGGCCGTATCGAGCCATCCCCAAAACGTGAAGGTGTTGCCGGTGGGCAGAGTGATCGTGATCTGGGTGTTCTGATTGATCAGCGCCCAAATCTCCATCAGCGCGGCACTGCCGTACGCCACCGTCAGCTTCATGTCGCCGAGGGACTTCAGTTGCTTCGGCGACTTGGTGCGCAGGCTGGTGTTACGCATCGTCGTGGTATCGATCGCGCCTCCACCCTCCATCGACGGCGGCGTGACCTCTTTTTCTTCGAAGGTCACGTTCGGGTTCGCCGCGAACGAGATCAGTGTTTTGAAACCGTCATCAATACGCGTCATTGCGTCTACTCCTGCCATTGAATTAGGAATGAATTATCTGGTAATGCCGCCTGACAGATCCCGGCCCCGATTACGCTTCGGTGGTCACAGCCACAACCTGAATCTGGTTGCTTGCTGCGGAGTCCCCGTTGCTGAGCAGAACAGTGGCCGACGTCGCACCGGCCAGGGGGTTGGCCCCATCCTTGAACTTCCACCAGCCTTCCACGGCGCCGGGGTTCAGCGTGTACGCGGCAAGCTGTGCGTCGTCCCCATCCAGGAACGCCACGGAGGCCCGTCGCTGTGCGTTGGCACCGAGCACGAGCAGCTTGTTGCCCACAGTGGCGAAGTCGTAGGAGACGGGCACCTGCGCCGTGATCACAGTGGCCTGAGTCGGGAGGTTGTCCCCCGAGCCCCCATCGATCGGCACAGCATTGGTTGCGACGGTCCCGACCGTCATGCCGCGACGGCAGCCGACCGTACCATCGGATTTCGTCCAGTAGACGTCGAGCAGTTGCCCGGTGGTGATGCCGTGGCTGGCAGCCATCGTCAGTTCACCCGTATTGTCGTCGGTGCGCGTGGTCAGGGTGCCGTTCTTCGCGGCCGGCAGTTCAACCTTGAGAGGCACACCCCCATCACCAGGATTGCTCCGGCGCTGAGTCAAGGTGAGCCCCATCACGTTGATGTCGATGTTCACAGTCGCTGCGAGCAGTCCCATTTTTCAGACCTCCGTAATGTTGAGAATGGCGTTAATTGTGAAAGAGGTCCGGCGACGCCCGTCCTCCTCAGTCCCGGCTGCGATAATGCCAAAGTGCTGAGCGCTATTGATCAAGAACTCCTGGCCGTCCAGAGTCACGCTGGCGCGGAAAATGTTGTCCAGCGCATTCTTAATTTTCGCGGCTCGCAATTTGGTACGTTTGGTGTCGATTCCTCGTATTCTTATTTGCACACCGGGGTGGTGGATTACCCGGCGGCTGGTCCGACCCTCACGCCGGCCCGTGGTGTCTGTCAGGGCCACGGCATAATCCGGTTGATCAGGCAGAAAATTCGTGGTGCAGGGCCACTCCCCGGATGGATTCGTTTCGGGATCACTGACCACGCCCACCTGCACCAGGGCATTCATCAGCACGTCCGATGGTAGGTACTCCGCTTCCATTTCAGAGATTGCCCCTCACTATCCGAATGATGTCGGCTCGGCGTTCCCGTGCGGGACGTTCCAAAAACTTGGCCTGTTCTTCCGGCTTGCGCGGAAACCATTTTTTTCTGGCACGCGCCCCAGCGCGACCCTTCATGCTTGCGGCTTGCGCGATTTGGGCCGCATATTTTTTGTTGTAGGCTTCGCCGTGCGCCTTTGTCAGATCCTCATGGACGTAGACCGCGTAGGAGGTGCGGTACTCGACCCGAAATGCAATCACCCGCCTGGGTTCAGAAACGTCACGCACCTGTCCTGATCGCCACAGCAGATTCTCATCGACGGGCACGATCTTGTTGGATTCATTCAACAGGAATATGGCCGCATCCTTGACGTTCGCCCGGAGTGCCTGGATCGTGGCTTTCTTGTGGGCCTGGAGTGCCTTGAGCACGCCCGGCAGACCAGTGACATTCCCCATGACGGACAGACTCACAAATAGGAACGGTACAGGAATTCGGTCGCCCTGAAATTGGGGATTGCAGCAGTGCCACGTATCTCAAAAGCAGCCTTATCCGCGAATGGGTCACCGGGCGCGTCTTGGATTGCGCCCAACCAAAGCATGCCCCGGAGGGCCAGGGGCTCACCCGAGAGCACGACGGAATTAGAAAGCATGCGTTCGGCAGATCCGCCTATAAACTCGACTTGCCGATCACTCCAACGGACACGGACCGCCCGCGGACTTCCCACGCGTGGGCGCCCGTGACGGTCAGTTGTTTCTTCCGGGGGCCAGTACACAGCCCACTGCTTGCGTACGCGACTGAGAAGGCTCATTCAGACCCCAACCACGTAATAGAAACGCGCTTTTTGGTTTTGCCTTGTTCGGCTTTTTTCGAAAGAGCAGCGAGCTTTCCTGCCGTGTCCAGGACCATCGCTTGCTGCCCGTACATCGTATTCGCCAACATAAGGCCCACACGGTATTGAAAAGTCTGATCAACGTCGTCGACCCCTTCACGGGACAGTCGCATGTCCCTATTTGCGTAGAAGTGAGCCGCGAGCCAGCGCTCAATCAGTTCCAGGCGTTCGTCGCTATAGCCGACTGGTTCGCACACCTCCGTAACCAGGGCGTTTGCGGTGAGGATGAAGGGGCTGAGGTCAATGTCCCCATCCGCTTCCACCACACCAGCCACAAGTTCAGAGGTTGTGCGCACCATGACGTAAACTCCGAAAAAGGAACTTAGAGCGCCTCGATCAGTTCATTGACTTTCTTCGCCGTCTTGAGCGGCTTGTCATTCATCCGGGTCTTGCCGTCGTAGACGTCAAATCCCTTTTTCACCGAGAACACAGACAGCTTTCTGGACACTGCCTGCGGAAAATCAGAAGTGACGTCATCGCCGTGAGAAGCGTCGCTGGCGTCCTCAGTCGCCGGCTGCTCCTCAGTGGTTGCCGACTTTTTCTTTTTCGCCGGCGCGACTTCGCTGAGGGCGGTCTCGATGGCACGTTCCACGTCGTGACGACGCGCGAACTTGTTGATGAACATCGTGTCGAGGGGCAAGTCCGAGTCGAACACGTCCCCCTTCTTGTGTCCCTCGTACGTGCCGGCCAGCAGTTGGAATTTCACGATCAGTTACTCCTCAGTCGAAATTGAAAAAAATGGGTGGTCAGTATCCGTACTCGCCAACGACTAGCCCGCGGGCGCCGCGTGCAGCACGCCGCAGTTGTCTTCCGCATCGGCGCGGATCTGCGGAACCATGATGCACATCGTTTTGAAGTGCGTCGCCATCCCGCCCTTTTCGGGCCACTGGACCGTGGTCAGGTCCATGCCGATCACGAGCCGAACCGTACCAGCACGCATTGCGACGATCAGGATCGTGAAGCCCGGCAGGTGGTGCAGCGTCTGGATGTCGGCCAGCCCCTCAATACGCTTGATGCGCTCACGCAGCGTGATGTCGCCCTTCGCAGCGGACCAGTCGTTGTCCAGCACGAGTTCCCAATTGGGCGACACGTAGATGCGGTACGGGCCGGGCTGCTTGGCGTCGTACATCTGCTTTTTGGCAGCGATGAGTTCCGTGAGCAGCGTCTGCGGCACCCAACCATCCGCCAACGGGGAAGTGATGACTTTCGTCATCCGGCTCGGGAAATTGAGATAGCCGTACACGTTGTGCCCGGCGTAGCGGAAACCGTCGTTCAGGCCGAGGGTGGTCATCTCGACCATCTCAGCGATGGCGCGCGCGGTTTCCTCAGCCTGAGACAGATCGAGGGGCGTTCCCTCATTGCGGCTGGTCGCGATTTCACGCGCGGAAAAAGAGAAATCCCCGTGGGTGATCGGCAGCGGGATCGCGTTCTCCCCGTAGTCGGGACGATCGCGTTCCGCTTCGCGGAGACCGTCCATACTCATGGTCGCGTTGCCGGACCCGGTTCGCGTGTTGTAGTACAACATGGTCTTGCCCATACCGTTGAGGGTATAGGTGAGGCCGGCAGAACGGAGATCGGCAGCAGCCTTGAGCGGATGCTTCGCGGCGCCGAGCACGACGCGATCGATCTCGATCCATTCCTCACGCAACAGGGACGCGGTTACGTTGTGGACCGGGCGCGTGACCTGCTTCCCGCCTTCGTTGACGGTGACATAGGACTGGCGCGTTTTGGGATCGAAAAAGGGACGGAAGATTCCCATGTCCCCTCTTGCCTCAAGGATCTTGCCGGCGACATCGCCAGCCCCAATCCCATTGTGGATGTAGTCGACCGAAACAAGAGCCATATCTGTGATCCTTACTCAAAAATTAGAGATGTCAGAAGAAAAGACGGTACGCGTGTCGCTGTCGCTAGCTCTGCTTAGAGCAGCCGCACCTTGATCCACGCTTCCGAGGCGCCTTCGGAGTTGTCCACCGCCTCCTCCGCGATGGCGAGGGGGACGTCGGCCGAGCCCCGATCGGCCATGACCGACAGCGAATCGAGCCGCACGGTGTTGCTTTCGCTGGCGGCAGACCACGTGGCGGTCACAGTGACTGCCTGCGCAGCCGTCGTGTCGATTGCCGTCGACGCCAGGAGCTTGGGGTTGAGGCCCACGGTGCCGATGACACCCAGGCCGATGTCCCCAATTGCGACGATGGTTCCCGAAGCACCGACCGTGCGCACGATCACCTCGACCTCGAAAGCGCCGATGTCCCCATTGGCGACATCCACGGCGGCGCTCGCAAGCAGGATCGTCGACCCCAACTTGACCTTGAGGGTCAGCGTGTTGGTCGAGTTGGTGCTCGGCGTGGTGACGTGCCCCTTGATCCGGATGACGTCGCCCACACGCAGGGTGTTCGCCGGGATCGAGTAGGTCTTGTCGAACGCCGTTTCGTCGGTCGTGTTGGTGATGAGCGCCGAGGCCGCAGTCGCGCTGTACAACAGTCGCGTGTTGGTGAAATTGGCCTTTTTCAGCGTGCCGTCGCCGGCCGACACCAGCTTGTCGCCGCGGACAATGGCGATCGCGGCGGCGGCGACACGCGCCTGAATCCACTCGTTGGGCTTGCCGGTGTGGACCGACACGAGATCGTCGGCCTCGTACGCGGTGTCCACGGTGCGACCCTGGAGCGCATCCTCTTTCGCGAAAAGGCGAGCGGACGCCCCGCCCACGACGCTGTGCTTCTGCACCTTGCCCGACGAGACCTGTTCCAGCAGATGGCCGGGCTTCAGCGCCGCCACTGCGAGCATTTCGTCGTGACCCATGTCCCCCTTCAGGAGGATCGTTCTGCGAGCCATATTCAGCACTCCATTGAACAAAAAGGAATTATCGTTTAGTCAATTGGGAACACAGTGGAGCTTTGCTGCGGACAGTGACGTGTGCTACTTGGTGCCAAACTCCATCTTCGGCAGCGGCAGAGGCTCGGGCACCGCGGATGCGCGAGTGATGGTCATCGGCGTCGCCGCACCCGCGTAATTGGCGATGGGCGCCGCCAGATCCTGGACGGGGGCCAGCATGCGGGCGAGCACTTCAAGCTCGGCCGTGTCTTTGCCCCGCAGGAACTCCGGCGTGTACTCGTTGCGCTCGTTCGCCACGATCCGACTGATCATGTCTTCGCGCTCGCGCTGCTCCCGCTGGATGTTGTTCTGCAGCACAGCCCGCACTTCCGCAGGGACAGTGGGATCGTTCATGTACTCGGTCAACGTGCGCGGCTTGGCCGGCGGCACCACGTTCCCATTTGCCACGGGTGCGTTGGCGGGCACCGTC